TAAGAATATATGGGATTTGGTGGAGGTGGAGGGAGTTGCACCCTCGTCCAGCTCAGTATTCAATTCGTATCATCAAATTGTACTCTATTTATACCACATCTATAGGTTTAAGTCAAGTACCTTTTAATTAATAAAGCTAACGCCAGAGCCTTTTAGGGCTTTTGGTAGTCCTTCCATCTCAGCACCAATTCCTACTGATAAAAAACACGCCACTTCTGGTGTGATCATTTCTACAACACTTGTTGTTCTCTTTTTCTTATTCACCAGAACCATAACCTTGTGACCATACTTTTCATCATACCAAGCTAGAATAGGCAGCTCTTTAGAAGTGTTTAAAAGACTCTCAAAAATCATCTTTACATCTCCACATATAACTGGCTTCATTACTTGCATTGGTGCCACAGGAGTTCTTTCTTTTTTTGGTATTGAATCGGGATCAGATTCTTGAGCAGCTTTCTCATCTTGTTCTATTTCTGGTTTAGGTGATGTTATGTCGTTGGGGGCGATATTATTGTTGGTTTGACAACCCATTAACAGAAACACCACCAATATTGCTAGGTGTTTCATTTTGGTTTCTCCATTCATTAGCGGTCTCTACCAACAAGTCAAGGTAATCATACTTCTCTTTTACAAACTCTTGTACAGTGCCATCTTCGGTTACACATAGAATAACAATCTGATCTATTTCTGTACCAGTTCTTTCTTCATACATCTCTGCATAAGCTGAACATTGAATGTAATAGTTTTCATTCCATTCTTCGTTGCGTTCTTTGGTTGATGTCTTAAAGTCTATAATAGACAGTACACCATTGTACTCTGCAATACAATCAACTCTACCCGCTACCTTGTATTTATCACTATAGAGTCCTGCCTCTTGTGCATGGATGTTATCTATTTTTGACAACACTTTATCTTTTAGTTGACCGAAAAGACAGAAGGGAAGGAAATGTTTCTTATGATGTTCTATGCTATCATTATTAAGATAGTCTTCACACATATGGTGAACCTTGGTTCCCCTTGCAGCTGCCTTACCAGCAATATAGTTTGCAGTCTTTTCACCTACACGTTTACGCCACTCTACAAGTCCAGACTTATTACGGACTGACAGAATGGTTGTGATTGATGGATACTTGTTTCCTTCTGGTGTTTCATATAGACGAACACCACCCTTTGTTGTTGCAGTTATAGTGGGCAACTCCACATTCAAATGATTATACATTATCTAGCCTCTTCCGAATATGTCGCCATATTTGTTAATTTCTCTGTGATTATAAAATATAGAGTTACGTTTCGCAATCTCTTCTGCTGTTACACGTTTCTCTACTGCGTGGTCTGTTATGAGTTTATGGATACCATTCCATTCTTCATTACGTTGGGCATCAATCGCATCATAATCCCATACTTTGTCACTGACACGATGTGTTACATTTTCCATAATTTATCCTTTTAACCTATTACTTTTAATATCTCAATAACATTATAGGCAAAAAATACAAAAACTATTACCCCTATCATTATGATATACTCCTCATCCGATCTACGAGTCGGTCTGCACGATTAGTAACCTGTTTGTACCAACTGGAATCAACCATCTCATCTGCAGCCATATTCCAATCTCTTGTATTTACACCATATCTCATACCCTTGAACTTACTCAAACGAGTGCGTCCCATATTGAACATCATGTTAGCAATTATTCTCTGAGCCTCTTCTGGCAGTTCTCCGAAATCTGGATAGAGGGTTTCGCAGTCAGACACAACTCCCACAACGTCATTTTCAAAGGCTTCTTTGACTCTATCTTCACTAACTTCGGTTCCTGTGGAACTTCCGTGTTCGGGGTCAGAATCCAATATGAGATGGCCGATGCCAAAAGTAGGGTAGCCAAGATGATCATTATATACCTCATACTTGACTCCTTCATCATTTTCCAACTCCTCTTGCAATTTTTCCATATTCATTTGATTACTCCATTCCTATTCCAAGTTTGATCTTATTGATCAAATAGTTTCTTACAAATCCAGAACGTACAATATCACCTATTGTAAACTCTGTACAATTAAATTCATCCATCTCTTCTAAGATACGTAAGAAGTCATGTAGACCATTCTTCTCATTTGTTCTCTGTAGATCAGATTGATCAAAGTCACCACAGAAAACAATCTTTGAATCTTGTCCCAAACGAGTCGTAATAGTATCCAATTCATGAAAGTTCATATTCTGACATTCATCTACTATAACAATAGTATTATCAAATGTCAACCCCCTTAGAAACGATGTAGACACGAAGTACAAGGATCCTTGACCCTTGAGTCGGTCATATAGATTGTTAAACTGTTGTTCGTTAGGCATCTCAAACATGAAACGTACCATATTCTGATACGGCACCTGATAGAGTGCAGCTTTATCTTCCTCATCACCAGGCAGAAAACCTATCTCTCTTGTGGGGATTAATGAACGAACTAATACTACCTTATCATATGGTTTCTTTAGGTCAAATACATCCTGTAAGGCAAGATACATTGATATGAAAGTTTTACCTGTACCAGCAGCACCGAATAAAAACTGATTTTGTCCCTTTTTCCATGTGTCAAATACCGTCTTCTGGTTATCACCTATTGGTTTAACCGTAACTAGCTGTTGATGATTAATTTCTTTATTTTTTTTGGTTGCCATTTTAATTCTCTTTCGTATTTGTCACATACTAACTTGTGGAAATTGGGGTGAGGGGGGAAGTTTGGGGGCATCGTTCCCCCCTCTGGAACAAGAGCGGATTGACTTCCCAGCTTACGAGGATACTGTGCATCCCTTGCTGAAGTGTGATATCTCGCTCGTTCCATAATCATTCTTCCGAGATTTTCCCCCTTCATATCTATAATGTCTTCTTCTTCTTTGCAGAGAAACCATGTCTCTCTACTTTCTTTGCATGTTTATTTATTGTATCTCTAGTCTTAATCTCTGTATGTGTTTGTGTACTACCACCAAACCTGTCTGCAAGGGGACTGCCTGGATGTGCAGCTGCAATTCTTTGCATATTCTCATTAAACCCACCATCAGTCTTTGGCCCCACACCCATGACATGATCGCCCACTATTGCGACAGGTTGAATGATCTGTCGTATGTGTTTGTTCTTTTTGAGAAACTTCTCTCGTTCTGACATAGAAAGAAATTCTTCCCACTCTATTCCAGATTTTTCATCATAAAATGTATATGTCGGCATTAAACATCTAACTCCAATTGATTAGGATTTCCACCCAATCTTTTTATCTTTTTAATTAATAATAAATTTTGATCAGAAACCTCTTTTAGTCTCTTTAATACTGTATAGTGAGATTCTGTTAATCCAGCCATGTCATGTTGTATAGGAGTCATTTTAGACATATCCTCTTGCAACTTTCTACCCATGTAATCCCAATAACCTTCTCTTTGCATAGAAAGTATCCTTCATTTCTAATATATAGTCCTTTTAGAAAGCTAAAAATATACCAGTTGCTACCACATTCAAAGCTACTATTGCACCAATAATTGTTAAACCTAAAATCATAACTTTCTCTCCTAATTGTTATTAAGTTATACTATACCCGATATTGAGCTCAATGTCAAGTACCTTTGTTATTTTACTTCCCATCTATAGAATATATGGTCTTGGATTTCCACAGTTTTAATCTTAGTTTTAGCCCAAGACGGTTTTACGTAATCTGCATGATAAAATAATGCGCCATCTGTTATATCTATAAAATCAAATTCATTATAGACTACAGCTTTAGATAATATTAATAATGCGTTATAGGTTTCTAAATCTTTAGGAACATCAGACCTACCATCGCAATGCCACGAAAATTGACACCGATTCCTAATTGGATAGTGCTTCCTCATTGCAGGGGATAGATTTTTAACTTTTTTGGTTTTCCAAGATTCTCTGGTAGGGCCTTGTTTAACAACTCCACATATGGTATTCGGAAATCTCTTATCTCTTACCCTATTCAAAACCACTGATGTTACTGCGAGTAACCCAGCACTACCTTGTCCTCTCGCCTCATGATACATATTCATAGCAAGACACTCTGCATCTTGCCTTTTGTATTCTGCCCCATCAGGGGTATTTGCGTATGCAGGGTTAAAAAATAAAAGTCCTGCGAATATTACTTCTGAAATTGTCATGCATTCTCCATCATTTCTTCTCCAGTGTTTCCTGTTTCTTCACACATTCTTACGAATAGACCTAACTGGCGACCAAACGCATCAATTTCCCAAGGATAGTCATAGTAGTCCATTTCGGACATATCATATGTCTTCTTCATCCATCTAACTTTATTGGGGTGAGCATATTCGTACATTTCATCTCTCACCCACTGTTTAACGTGAACCATCTCATGTGCGAGGTTGATTAGAATATCTCTAATATTTATGGTAGAATCTAATTCTATGGTAAATTCTCTGGGTGACTTGTTCCAATCTTCCCAATCATCCCATATACAAGAGCCTTCCATCCCATCATTCTTGAGAAGAGTCCTTGAAAGATTAATTTTTATAGAAAGGGTTTTTACTAACCTAGTGCCCAACAATCTTGCTGCATAATTATGTGCAGCAATCTCGCAGAGATTTCTGGTCTTTTTAGTTGAACCTGTAATATCTAAATGCATTTTTTAACCCTCAAAAAACAACAAGACAAAACCAACCTGTTCCAAACAGTGTCAGTAAGAACAGGGTACTACCAACTAATTCTAATATTTTCTTAATAGACATATATTTATCCTTTTTATTATCCGTAAACAAAACTATAATAAGACCAAAATCCTAGAAGGAACCAAGTCACTAACATTAAACCAACAGTCATTATCCTAATTTACCCCCTTTACCGACTAAATAGAGTGGACCCGTCCACCTAATTGGGAAACCACCTTCAAGAACATTTCCTCTTGAACCGTTTCTCTCAGGAGCTGACCAACCAGCACACTTCAACAAAGTTCCTTTTTTGAACTTCTTGTCATCATCAACATTGACAACAAAACCCCAAGCAGTACCACCATTATTAGTCATAATTTTGATGTACTTAGAACCATTCTTGACAACCCATTCTTCTTTAAATGCTGCTTTCATTTCATCGTTCACGTTGAAATTATCATAGTCAGCATTTGCGGCAGCAATCATATTCGCAATACCGTCTTCAACAGTTTCAAAGGTTTTTTTAATTTCAATAGTCATAATACAATCTCTCTCTTTTCTCAGTTTATACCTTAGTATATACCATAGAAGAGAGAGAGTCAAGTAAAATCGTACTTATTTTATGATTATTTTGGGGGGTGTGGTAAAAATGTCACAATTCTATAAACATATCTTTAGTTGCACCACAATCAGGGCAATACCAAT